ATCAGCACGGTTCCACAGGCGGCTGTGCTGCTCTGACGTAATGCCTAAGATGGTTTTAGCGTCCATCTGAGCTGCCGAGAATTGCATCTGTGTATTTGTGTTCATGACTTGCCTACGCCATGCCACGTTATCTTGATCAATCTGATGCTGGTGTGTCTTTTCAAACTCAAACATACGTTGCTCAGATTGCTGATTAGAACGGGCCATTGCGTTAGTTTCACCTAAATTAAACTTCTCAAAGGCGTCCTTCATCTGTGCAATGGCAAGGCCAGTATTTGTTGAAAGGGTTGAGTACCACTGTTCACGATCTAGCTCATTTGTAATATCAAAGCGCTGGGCCAGGTTTGTTTCTTTTGCATCTTCAAACAGGGCCAAATACCGCTGGGAAGCATTAAGCATACCAGACTGTTGTTTGTTGCCTAAGTTGGTTAAATCGAGCCGTGCAATCGTAGTGGCGTTCTGCAAAAGACCTTGAGTCTTCTTGTCTGCATTGGCTATCTTTAGCTGCGAAAGGATACGTGCCTTCTGCATGAATTGATTGTTCTTGGCAGTCATGTTCTCGGAAGCAATACCATTCATGATATTGGCTTCTTTATCAGCAATGCCGACAAGGTTGGACATCATCGCAGTAGCCAGCTTGGCTGTAATCTGCTGAGAGTCCGCACCCTTAATGTTTAAAGATCCCTTAATCGAGTTGGCCATGTCGGCCATAAACCCGGGGATCTTATACTCACCTGTATTAGGATCTACGAAGTGTTTCTGCAATAAGTCTAACTGACCTACAACAGTACGCTTACTATCAACGAAGCCAAACTCACCTAGATCTCGGGCAACCATCTTACCTGCAATGGTGCTGGTATCTAAGACGGTGGATGTATTGTATAGGGCCACATCGTTAAGACTGTCAGTCGCAGCATCACCCTCAAGGGACATCTGCGTCTCATCAATATCTACTAAAGAACCTGAAGATGCCGTACCTTGAGCTGCTGTAGCCTGTGTGCCTGACTCATTGATGGCATTGGTCACAGACGCAGAATTATACCCGGTCTGTGCTGTAGGCGCTTGAGGCATAAGATTGGCACCCGCAGACGTAGTGCCTGTGGCTGCGTTGACATTAAATTGATTAGCGCTTCCGTAATCAACCTGATTGCCTTGTGTACCGCCTGAGTTGGGGTCCATAAAAGGTATAGTCTGACCGACTAGCATACCTTGATTAGCTGCATATGCAGAAGGATTATCTAAAATCTTCTGGGCTTCTAACACTGTATCAGTGCTGCCCACACGCCTGTCGCTGTATCGCTGACCCATAAACTGTCTGCCGCCAGTAAGGCCGCCGGGTGAAGTTACATCAATCGCCATTTTTATCTCTTTCCTTCTGACAAGCCTTTACTTCATCCCGCAGTTTCACATAGTCAGAAACAACCATAGGAATGGCCGTATGTCCGTCAGGCAGAACAGCAAGTTCCACTGACAACTCTTCATTAAATTCGCTGGAATACTGTTTTAGCGGCGGACAATAGACTTCTAATTTAGTTCTATAGACCGTCTCGGCGCAGCCTTGTAATAAGGCCATCCCGGCTACTAACAGAAGTATCTTCTTCATGCTCTGCCATCGCTTTGTAAAAATCTGAGGCCTTTGTTTGGGCCTGTAATTCGTCGGCAAGAACCTTCTGCTTTTCTATCTTCTTTCCATCCTTGCGCCCTAAGACGTAGAGGATAGGAAGTAAGACAGCCAAAGCAGTTATTAGGTATAGTTTAATCTTGCCGACGATAAACATCAGTGAATGCCTTCTTTGTTGTCCTTCCAGCGGGAGTAAGCCGCCAGAGCTATGCCACCAATGGCGCACAGCAAGAAAACAGTTTTAAGCATTGGGGCGTAAGCTACGAGGCCTTGGATCTGGCCAGCCACTTCGTTTAAACCAGTGGCAGCACCTGCAATTCCAGCCCCTGCCATTGTCTTAGATTTAGCTAGGGATTTAGGTGATTCCTGAGTTGGTCTTTGTGTCATCAGGTCGCCGCCATCAGACGCCAGTATGGCATCCATAGAAAACAGCGCACCTTCAGCAGAACGGCGGCGTGTCAGGCCACGTAAAGGAGTTAACTTCCCCTCTACTCTGGCCTTGTTCCACCTATTAAGTTGCTCTGGAATTTCATCGTACAGGCCCTTGTTCAGACGCTTTAAAAGCGTACTGGATTTGAAGTTGCCTTCGCCTACGTTGAAAATCCATGACACTAAACTGTCGTACTGGTTCTGTGATAAAGGTACATGGACAAAACGATGAATAGCTTTTGCATGAGTATCAATGTCATCAATTAATAGCTGTTCTGCTTCGGCAGGAGTGATCTTCATTCCTGATCGAACACCCTTGCAGCTCCCATATCCAATTGTCCACTTTCCGGCCACGCAACGGTAGCTGTGTATCAGCCCATCGTTACCCACCTTATGTAGGCCTTCGAACTTTTTGATGAGGTCTACGCCTGTTTGGCTTACACTTGTTGGTATCATAAAATACCCCTAAGTTCGAGCATAGGGACTACGGTTCACCGCTGGCGAAAGAAGTCCTGTATTTGCTATTGAGCTACCTTGAACCGATCCCATCATGCCCATCATGTCTTCGATGTTATAACCTACTTGGTTAATACGGGTACCTTGGGCGTCGAATGACGATACCAAAAGGTTGCCATTCTGATCGATGTCTCGCTGGACAGCCATGCCCATATCATTAACATCGTTCCTGATTAGCTTGCCGTTGTCATCAAATGCACTTGTCATAGCCCTGAAGCCTTGAGTTGTTTGTGCATCTAGGCCTTCCATGCCGGAGTTAACAAAACCCTCCATAGAACCTAGACCTTCCATAAACTCTGTACGGGCCAGCTGTGCATCCGCAGACGTGGCATCAAAGCCTTGCGCAATTTCGTAGGCAGCGTTGTTAACTGATCCCTTTACGGTAGTGAAACCAGAATCCATACCACCTAAGACTGCGTCTTCTACGTTACCTAATGCACCCCGTGTAGAAGTACCTTGACCTGAAATGTCCCCGGAAAGTGCGGTGCCTGTATCTCCTACAGCCCCACGGGTTTCTGCAGCTTCACCGCCAATAGCACCTGCCAGATTACCCTCAGTAATACCCAGCGCCATGCCAAGATCATTTCGGGCACGGTTGGCCAACATAGTATTATCGTCGTAGTCGCCACGGAAGCCTGTGAAGTCTCCCTGTAGATCTGAAACCTGACCAGAGATGCCTGTTTGACCCTCGGACAAAGTACCAAAGTAATCAGTTGCATTAGTGTTACCTGCATCAACTGCAGACTGAATGCCTGTCTGACCAGCGCCTAAGTCTGTGCCAATTTGATCTAGGGAGTTGGTAGTACGAGTATCGAAGTCGCCTATATCGGTACGAGTATCTACTGCTTCTTCGCCTACTTTTTCCATAATATCAGTACGGTTTGTACTGAGTTTGCCTACTAGATCTGTGAAGTAGTCAGCAGCTTGAGATGTAAGCCTACCCTCTGCGTCAATGATTTCATCATTAGTATCAGAAAATGCCCGACCAAGATCGATATCTTGTTGGTCTATTCTATTTGTTAGATCAGAGCGGGTTGTACCTGCCGAGGATGTGATATCACCAGACATATCTCCAAACTGAGTGTTACGGTCAGCTTGAGCATCATCAAAACCTTCATCCATATTGGAGAAACCACGAGTAACATCTCCCTGAATAGAACCTACATCGGAGCCTACGTCACCAATACTGCCTGTTAGAGCCGTGAAGTTGTCCCCTAGATTGTCTTCAGCAGTGCCTATACGTGTTAGGCTGCGATCTAGCGCATCACCGATATCATCAGTAATGTCTCCTTGATTAGCAAATACAGTTCTAAACTGAGGATCTCCGTATTCACCTACTGCTGTCTTAATTTCAGCTAACGAGGGGCCACCGCCGCCGCCGCCGCCAGTATAAGTAATTAACCCAGAACGCCGCATGTGAACGTAGCGCATAGGACCAAATTGTTGCATGAATAAGCTCATGTTTATATCTCCATATCGTATACTTGATACAAGTGCCTATAGCTACGTCCCGTATCGCTGGTTAAATTTCGGAGCCTTCTTTCCCAGCCCCGACGACCCCATATTTGGATCGATTTGCATCCGTTCCTTTTAGCAAAATTCTCTAGAAGGACGTGATTGGTAAGCCATGATGACCAGAATTCTACGGAACCTCCGCATGTCTGTATCAGTAGGATTTTGTTTCTAGTGTGATGTATGAACCGGGTGACAATGACTGTGGCTAGGTCGCCTTGCTTGTCCACACAAACCCAGATGTGAGCTTTTTCGACTAACGCCAGTAGGGCTAAGTCAAAAGTGTTCATCTCTCCTGCAGAATGTTCCAAAGCAGCCTCAACATGAGGTTTTAGGGAACTCCACTGTTCTAGTATTTCTTGGGGGGTCAGGAGAGATGGCTGATAGTTAATATCATTCATCTATATTATACCGCATTTTGTGCCACTAAGGCAACATGAGGTGAGTTATAGACACTTAGTTAAGTGTTGGCAAGTAGATTATGCAGCTTCAACTACAGCCGCTGGTGTTGCATCTACTGTAGCCTGTGCCGCTGCACGTTCAGCTACATCAGTCGTAATCAGAGGGTTCTCAATGGTTTCCTCTACAGGCTCTGCGTCCATGTCGTCTGAGTACACAGTACGTGTGACTGTAGCCTCTACAGCTTCAACTTCAGTAACGGTTATAACATCTGTCATAACATCGACCATTTCCATTGTGTCTTCATCCCAGACTTGTTCACCTGTAGGCTGGCTTTCGATGAC